CGAAAAGGAAAACGATGAGCAAATTGAGCGCTATTTCGAAAACCTGCTGACCTCGCCCGAATTGCGCGCGCTTATCCTGGAAACCCTGCTTCCGGCGCTGCTGGAAAAGGCCAAGGCCGGCGAGGCGCTGCAAGACCTGGTTCTGAAGGCGGCAGAAATTGCCCTGGACACAATCGCGAAAAAAGATTAGCCTAATGAAGGTACGGAAACTTAGGCCTTACTCTATCGAAGTCAAGCACGATTGCGGGGAGGTGAAAAAGTTTTCGTACCTTCTCCTTTCAGATGTCCATTGGGACAACCCGCACTGCAACCGCACCTTGCTCCAGCAGCACCTGGACGCCGCCAAGGCACGCGGGGCGGGTATTATGATATTCGGCGATTTTTTTTGCGCGATGCAGGGAAAGTATGATCCGCGCGGGGCAAAAAACAATATACGCCCGGAACACGACGTCGCTAATTACTTCGATGCACTTGTAGATACGGCAACCGAATACCTCCTACCCTACCGCGAAAACATCTTGCTTATCACGCCTGGAAACCATGAAACCAGCATCCTGAAGCGGCAGGAAACCGACCTGACCGGGCGGCTTTGCGCGGCGCTGGGCGTGGAGCGGGGCACTTATAGCGGCTGGGTGATGCTTCGATATAGGCACATTAATTACAGCGCGGTGAAAAACATATCGTACCATCACGGCTACGGCGGCGGTGGCCCGGTAACCAAGGACGTTATTCAGGCGTCCCGGAAAAGCGTATATTTGCCGGATGCGCACATCGTAGTTTCTGGGCACACGCACGACCGATGGATATTCCCGATACAGCGTGTTAAGCTCAACAAGGGCGGTGAGCAGATGCTGGAAGAGCAGCTCCACCTTAAGCTGGGCACATACAAGGACGAATTCACCGACGGCGGCGGCTGGGCGGTGGAGCGCGGGATGCCACCGAAGAGCCTGGGCGGCGTGTGGCTGAATACGGAATTTACGCGGAAAAAAGAACAAACCATTGTCCGCATGAGCGCGGAGCTAACTTGATTTTGCATAGTTTCTTAATCATATATCCCCCCGGCGCGGTAACAGGCGCACGGGGGTTTTTCATGGCAACAAAAAACCCCGGCAGCAACGCTACCGGGGTGCCAGTAAAACACCTATTCACCATGAAAGTCTACAACATATTTTCCAGTCTCTCAATCTCCGCCTCCGCCCGCGCAATGCCTGCCGCAATGGTATCGGCGTTGCCCATGCCGTTCAGTGCCTTATGGCGGTACGCCCGCAGCTTTGCGCGTTCGCTTGTTATGGCCTTGCGCACCACGTCCTGCGGCGCGTTGCCTCCCGTTTCAACTTGTTTTTCAGGTTGCGCTGCGGGCTCCGCGCTGCCCTGGAATCCGGCAATGATGGGGCGGCGTTGCGGAGCAATGGCCTCCGCTGCCTCCGTGGCAACGTTGCGCACGCGCTGCGTTACGGCCTCCGCGCTGCCGGGCATTACGCGGGAGCGTTGCATCCCGTAACCCTCGGCGCCCTTGCTGATGAAGTTAAGCTCTAAGATATAGCCGAAAAATATAAGCATTCCGCCAAAGAGGTATACACTCCAATAGCGTGCGTCGCTCCAAGTTGATTCGAGCTGCATATCGTGCACGCTATACCCATATTCAACAAGTGAAACAACAGTAGCAACAGTTGCAATAATAGGAGGATAAGGCGATTTGGGCCCGACGGGATTGAGGAAGTCATTAAAAACGACCGCAAAGCGCCCAAATTGAATCATTATTGCGGCTGGTATAGTGTACATAATAGGCAGTGGCAAAAAATATACACTAAGTGCGGCGGTTACTAAGTAGGTCATGATAATGCCCGCAAAAGTCAATATAGGTATCCTTGAGGTAATGTCTTGAAACAACTCCTCAAAATGGCGATTTTGAAAGTTCTTGTTCTGCATAGTTAGAAAATTTTAGTTATTAGTTATTCAATTCCGCTATGGGTGCTACCGCCCTGGCTCCCCAGCGCCCCTTGCTCCTTCGCCAGGGCGTCGCTGACCAGGCGCTGAAGCACCTCCCAAGTGCGCAGTGATACCCCGGTGCGCTGACTCCAGAGGGCTTTGAGCGTTTTCACCCCGAAGCGCACGCTGTCGGGGCAATTCGGCACGGCGTACACCGCGCGTTTTTCTTTACTTGTATTCATGCTGTCGTTATTTTTTTTACAAATGTACGATAATATTTTATATAATAGTTGTAAATATAAAAAGATTGATTATTTTTGTGTAACAATTCACCAAAACAAGAAGCTATGAAAAAAGTGATGCGCAATTCCAGGGAGCTAAAAGTAAAATTAGGCGACGAAATGCATACTGTCCTGGTTTATCAAGATGAATCGGATGAATGGGTAATGAAATACAAATTGCCCAAATGCGGAAGGTCGCATTATTATTCACTGCTAAACATGTTTAGCTTGTGTTTTGATGAACAGTATCCGGAATGGGCGGATTTGTTTTGGCGGCAGAGCAGGGGGTTGCAATTTTCAGTACCACCAAAATAAACAACAAGCTATGCAAAAGAACTTTGAAATTTTAGACGCCGGGCTGGTCTGCGAAGACGGCACCCCGGTGCGCTTTGAGATTGAGTACGAAGCCCTTGGCAACACCCAGGGCACCATCAGCGCCGGGCTGGAGCTGTGCTTCGATGCCCTGAACAAGGGCGACAACGAAAAGTGGGTGCGCTACGCCTGCGGCACCTGCGAGTTGCGGGAGCAATCCTGGCACCTGCAGCCGGATGCCAACGCCGGGCGCACCATGCCCCTCAGCGAGTGGGTCGCGGAGCGGGTATTCCAGGAGGGGTATGCCGGGGCGGCAGAAAAAATTATTCAATACATTAGTTCATTATAAAACTTTGAAACCATGTACTCAATGAAATTTTTCGAACACGAAGGCACTGCCTATGTGTGTTTTTTTTCTGAAAATGCCGATCCGGTTACAATGACCGTAGATAAGGCGCTTTCCTATTGCCATGTACACGCCAACGAAAATCAAATTCAATCCTTTGATGCCGATCACGTTTTCGGCGAATTGGTTACCATTACAAAAGTTTTTTCGTGGTCAACGCCTAACCTCGCCCAGGCTATCCTCCAGGAGCGCGGCGCTAAGCGGATGATTGAAGACATCAACTATATTAATAACCGCAAAAAAGAAGTAGCATGATACAAGCAACCGTAAAGTTCCCCGCCCGCGAGGCAACGCAGACCACGCGCGGCCCGCGAATCAATGCCCTGGTAACGCTGCCTGACGGGCAGGACGTGAAAATCTGGGCGAACGAAGGCGACGGGTTGGTAAGCACCTGGAAGAAGGGGCAGACCGTTACCGTCCGCTTAACCAAGGACGGCAAGTACTACGACGCCGTCCCGCCCTCCGAAGCACCAGCCACGACCGCCCAGGGTGCCCCACAAGCGACGCAAAGCCGCCAGGCGGTAGATATTACCGACCCAGAGCAATACGCCGCCCTGCAAGCCCGCGCAATGGGCTACGCAGACCTGTACCGGATGATACACCAGCGGCTGGCCACGGGCGACGCACAAGATCCGCTCGACATGTACACGCTGCCGGAATCAGATTTACATGCCGCTGCCGCCTCCGTGTTCATCGCAATCACGCGCGGGTCATGAGCGGCAGGGTAGAAATATGGGACGGCGAAACCTTCCGGGGTTTCGCTACCCCTGCCTGGCTGCTGGAGCAGGCGGAGCGGCTGCTGGACGGGGCGAACCTATCGCCGGAAACCAAGGAGTACTACGGCGGGGCGCTTTGGGCGTACAGCGAAAGCGAACTGTACGACCTGATTCGCTACCTGGAGGGCAACCAGTGCGAGCCGCGCGACCCGGCGCGGCAGTTCGTGCTAAGGATGAAACACATCAAAGAAGACTTCTAAAAACTTATTGTATGCAACTATCGCAAAAAGATTTCTTAGAAAAATACGGCAATGAAAAAGTAGAATTTTTAGAACTCTACAAGTATCGGATGGTGTACCACAATGAACAGCTAAAATTTTATTGCAGCGGTGCGCTAAATCAAGATTCAGAGATGCGAAAAACCGAAACGGTAAATTCTGTCGCGAAGCTCGAGGCTTTTCAATTTCGTTTCTACGCAATGACGTATGAAAACGAATGATTTACGCTACCTCGGCCGCGTAAGCGCCCAGGGCGACATCCGCCTGCCCAAGCACGTCGGGGCCGAGGTGCGCGCGGCGTTCACCGGGAAGGACATCGAAGTCATCTTCCGGCGACCGCGCAAGCAGCGGAGCAGCGAACAGAACCGCTACTACTGGGGCGCGGTAATCCCTGCAGTGTTGCAGGGATTCCGCGACCTGGGCAATGACCTTGACCCCGGAAACCCGGAACACGCGGAGGTGGTACATCAGTACCTGAAAGCCCGCTTCCTGCCACCGCGCGAGGTTGCCGACGCAAGCGGCGAGGCGCACCGCCTGCCGGGCAGTACGGCGGGGCTTAGCACCGCGCAGATGATGGACTACATTGCCGCCGTGCAGCAGTTCGCGGCGGAATTTCTCAACGTCAACATCCCCGAACCAGGGGAGCAGATAACGCTATTATGAAAAAGAAAATGCAAAGCATCCACGTACATAGCCAAAACCGGGGCAACGCAGGCCGCCCCCCGCTGCCTCGCAGCGCGCGCAACATGCTCAAGGCCTCCGACACGGTAATTAAGATACACGGCGGCGGGCATTGGACGCTTGATGAAATGCTCGCCGCGGTGATGCTGGAGGCCAACGCGCGGGGGTGGGGCGATGACTGGAAGTTTGTCTCTCCCATGATTGGGGGGATAAGTTACTACGGGGTGCGAAACCCGATTAAGCAAGAAAAACGAAAATCAAAAAGCAAAAAAGCATGAAAAACGTTTACCGATTTAAAGTAGCCGGGCGCATCGTCGCTGTCGAAGCCCCGGACATGGCCACCGCCCTGCGCATCCTGGCGGCGGCGTACCCGGAGGCGTGCGCGGAGCCGCTGGACGTGAATCACGATGAAAACAATTAGGTATCCATCTTAACTATCCATCTTAACTTACCATCTTATGACACATTTAGAAACAGCAGTAATCGAGCTTATACTATGCAGCTTGCACGCCTGGCGGCGCAAGTACGGATTTGGCACCGAAATAGGTGTAGATGACACGAGAAAATGGATTAGCGTCATTCAAGAAAAATTGTTGCATGAAGCGGCATACCCACGCCGCGAAGCCCTCACCGCTCCCGGCCAGGCCTTCGCCCAGGGCGACCGCGTGCGCAAGGTCAAGGGCTACAAGTTTCCCGGCGTCGTGGTGGCCGCGTTCACCACGCTGGAAGGCAACTGGCGCTACGTGGTGCAATGCACGGCGGAGGACACGGCGGGCATCCTGCACATCTACAACGGCGAGCAGCTGGAGGCAGCGGGGGAGGAGGATGTTTAAGCCGCGCAACCCGTAAGACCTCAGCGCGTTACCGCCACAGAGGGGCGGGGATGCGCCTCTGTGCGCGGGGCGGCTGCTTGGTGCCGGGGGAAGTGGTATATATTTCAACTATGCAAAATCAATAAAAATGAAAGGATTAAACAAAGAAGAAAGGTTAGAACTTTACAACCGTTTAGTTTTTAACAAAAAATACACTAATCGCCAACTAACGACAAAGGCTTTAGAGCTTTATAGTGATAAGGATTTTAAGGTTGTATCATTTCATCTTGGGAGCGACATGGTAGCTGACAAGTTGTTACAACGACCAAAGCGCAACGTGTATACAAAAGCGTTAACAGATGTTAATCCCCTAAATCCCCCACAAAACTCCCAAGATTCTCCCGAATTTATAGAAGTACAACCGCCTTATGTTTTACTTCATGTTGCCACGAATAGGCAACTGGCTAATGAACTCCGCCGCCGGGGCTTCGAGGTAGAAGTTAGCGTAATGGAAAAGAAAAAACTTGATATTTAACCACCCCGCCCCCGGCGCTACCTGGCACCGGGGGCGCAATCAACAACAAATGATACTTACACACAACGACATTAACGCCGCCCTGGCTGCCGGGCACATCGTCGTGGAACCCTTAGCGCCGGGCGCGGTAGGCACGAATAGCATAGACCTGCACCTGGGGCTGCATATTCTTACGTACAAGAACGCTATCCTGGACGCGAAAATAGAACCGCAATACGAAATAGGCACCATCCCCGAAAGCGGCTTTATCCTGGTGCCCGACCGCCTCTACCTGGCCAGCACCCTGGAGTACACGGAGACACATGAACATGTACCCATCCTGGAGGGCAAAAGCAGCATCGGGCGCCTGGGTCTCCATGTCCATGTGTCCGCAGGCTTCGGCGACGTGGGTTTCTGCGGGCACTGGACACTGGAGCTGCACTGCGTGCAGCCCATCCGCATCTATCCCGGTATGCCGATTGCGCAACTGGCGTACCACACCGCGAGCAGCATCCCGGAGACCGGGTACATGGAGCGCCGGGGCAGCAGCTACACGGAGGCGCGGGAGGCGAGGCCGGTGGCGTCGAAGTTGTGGAAGAAGTTTATTTAGCGGAAAAAACTTTTGCTAAGTGCGTGGAAATGCGTATCTTAGCAACGCGTTTCACCGGGGTCGGAGCCAGTGAAATGCGGGTAGGAATACCTCATTGCCCTCAATGCACTCCGACGCGTTGGGGGCTTATTTTTTTTTATAGTTATGGAATATAAAAAACATCGTTTCAACATCTACCCGGAAATGCAGCCGGAAGAGTTCGAGCGCCTACGCGCTAACATCTTTGCCAATGGGTACGATAAGCGCTATCCGATATGGATATTTGAGGGCGAAATTATAGACGGCTGGAACCGCTACCGCGCCTGCCAGGCGCTGGGCATCGAGCCATACACGCAGCACTTTTTAGGAAGCGCCCTGGATGCAATGCAGCTTGTAATACGAAGCAACGACCGCCGCGACTTGAATAGCAGCCAGCGCGCCGCAATCGCGGTGGAGGCGGAGGAAGTAGTCGCGGCGCTGAAGGCAGAGGCGAGGGCGCGGCAGGTTGCCACACTAAAGCAAGGTGATAAAATGCCCGTGGTGGAAAAAATTCCACAACGGGAAGCCAATCCGGAACAAAACAAGGTACGCACTCAACTTGCTGAAACATTCGGCACAAATCCCCGGTACGTCAGCGACGCGGCGCGGCTGAAGGAAAACAACCCGGAGGCTTTTCGGCAGGTGCTAAGCGGAGTAAAGACTATAAGCGAGGTCAAGAAGGAGGAAAAGAAAAAAAACTTTGAAACTAAGAAAATCGAATTTGAAAAACCCGTGGAAGTGCTGCCCAATAAACCTATTGTGTTTATAGGGGAAAGCCAGGTTATTCTGCGGCAAAACACTTTCAATAAAGTGTCATTGCTTTTAAGTGATCCTCCTTACGGTATGGACTTTAAAAGCGGGTATGTTGAAAAAACGAAATGGGATAAAATTGATAACGATAAACGCCAGGACACGGCTAATATTTTAGATGAAGTGTTCGCGGCTGCAAAAGAACACTTGACCGAAGATGCGCATATTTACATCTTTGGAAATCCATTCGAAATTGAAACCGTAAAACCGATTTTCGAAAAGTACTTTACACTAAAAAATATTCTTATCTGGGATAGGGAAGTAATCGGAATGGGTGATTTAAAAACGTTTGGCCGTTCTTATGATGTTGTTTATTTTGGGCATAACGGTAAATGGAAAGACCTTAACGGAACCAGGGAAAGGGATGTTTTGCGCTTTAATCGCGTATCCCCTGGCAACTTAGAGCATCCAACTCAAAAGCCTTTGGACATATTAGAATACATCATAAAAAAATCCACGCAGCCAGGAGAATGGGTACTTGATCCGTTTGCCGGGTCGTTTACCACCTGCGCAGCGGCTATGAATTGCGGGAGAAATTCTTACGGAATTGAATTAAAGGATAAATACCTGCCAGCATGGATAATTTAAAAGAACTCTTAAAAGGATACGAAACTGGATTAATAGGCGAAAAATCCTGCCGCGATTACATTAAGTTTAAAGGGCATAAGTTTTTCCAAGCAGATACGATAAGCATATCGCCGACCGGAAATATTTATTTATGGGAGGCTAAACACCAGGAAAAATACAACGCGCCGCCCTTTGACGGGCACGGGCTACCTGTTTGGCAATTCAATATGAGGATGGAGTTTTATCAATTAACTAAAATTCGTCCTATACTTTATATTTTAGAAAAGCCTACCAACAATATTTATATTCAATTTTTCGACGTGCTTTATCATGGCGAAAAATTCATAACACGGACTGGAAAAAGAATCATCTTTCCGATAGAATCTTTTATCAAAAAAACATAGAATTTTCGTATCTTAGCAACGCCCTCGCGCACGCCCACGACCGGGCGCGGGGGCATGGTTTAAAACCTCAATGGGGAGTAGTGCGTCGTGGCCTGCTCCCCTTATTTTTTTTGTCATGAGCGAAAACGAAATTAAAAAATTGCTGATAGAGTTTAACCAGAAGCCTATCGCGATTTACCCTGTTTACATAGACCTGACTGGCAGCGTTACGGCAGGCTTGCTATTGTCTCAAATCATGTATTGGTATGGTGCGGTAAAACGCGAATTTTACAAAACCGATGCTGAATTAATGCAGGAAACCCGGCTGACCATTACGGAATTTAAGAACGCGAAAAGGATAATTTCAGAATTGCCTTTCGTGCATCTTCAGCGCAAAGGCATCCCGGCAAAGACCTATTATGATATAGACCTTATCAACTTGTCCGACTGTATCGTACAAACAAGTTCGCAGGTTACCTACCATCAAGGGAAAAGGTTACCTGCCAACAAGCGGGGGGATAACCTGCGAACTATTACAGAGAATACTCAGGAGAACAATACAGAGAATACTTCAGGGTCTTTTTCTTACGAAAAAGAAGCGCCGAAAAAAAAGAAAGCTACCTCGGAAAAAAATTCGAGCCTTGTTTACACCCTATACGCCCAGTACGCGACCTTTTTCGAATCCCGCGCCGGCGCCCAGGCCTTCCCCCGCACCGGGGCCGGCCACCTTGTCCTGGACGCGAAGGACGCCAGGGCACTGAAGGACTTCGTGAAGTACTTCGGCGAGGTGCATCCAGGCAGCGCGGAGGAGGCCTGGGGCGACTTCCTGGAGGCTGCCTGGCAGGCGGGGGATAAGTGGATACGCGATAACTTTTGCCCGCATATCCTCTGGGGTCAGAAAAACCGCCTATTTACCCGCGCCGCGAAGGCCACCGCGCCGCGCATCCAGGCCACGGATGAGGAGGCCGAGGCGGTGCTGCGCGCGATGGAGGAGCTGGGGCGGTGAAAAAAAAATAGAAAAAAAATTAGTAAATAGTTGAAAATATAAAAATATAGTGTAATTTTGTAGAAGCAATTTAATAACGCACAAAACAACACGAACATTATGCAAAAAGCAATTGAACATTACGAAGACCTCGCCGCCCGCGTGGTAGAAGCCGAGGTAGACGCCCTTGTTGCGTATGGCAGCATTTCCACGACAATTAAGGCGCTGCAGGCACTTGAAGAGGTGATCAAGGAAAAAGCAATTGTCGTAGCGAAAGTGTACTTTAAGGACTGCGAAAACAAGTTCACGCACTTCGGCTTTGCCTTTGAAAAAGTTGCCCCGCGCCCCGTGGTATCCTACAAGAACGTACCGCAATGGGTCGACCTGAAAGCCCGCCAGGAACGCATCGAAAAACTGGCGCTCATCGCTGCCACGCAGTTTGGCGCTACGATCGTGGACGAGGAGACGGGGGAAGTGATCCCCGCTGCTGAAATCAAGTTCACGAAGGAAAGCCTAAGCGTAAAGCCTACAAAATGAAAAACGACCTCCGCTACCTTGGCCGCTATGAAAAACGCAACTATCACTCAAAAGCAAGCACAAGACAACGGATGGGTAATTTTTCAACTTGGCGGCGGCGCTTGGACGGCCAGCAATCCTAAGCGTCTTATTGCCGCCGATCGCGGCCAAGAAAACCCACAACACGCCGCGGTTGATTCAGCCTTTTCGCGCGCAACTATCCTTCGCCGCATTGCCGCTATCGAAAAACAACGCAAATAATATGCTCCCAGCAACCCTCCCGCCCACGATCTACGCCCGCGCCGCCGAAGCCGCCAGTGTCCCCACGGACGCTGTGCGCTTCGTGCATAGCGCCCTGGCTTCGCCAATCCGACGGATGCCCAAGCCCGACGCTGCGAAGGCCATCGTTAGCCAGGTGCGCCTATTCTGCACCCTGGCAGGCGTGGACGCACCGGGGCATGAGGGCATGGCGGCGGCGGTGGAATTTGTGATGAAGCATTACGCGGGCTTTGCACCGACCGAAATATACCAGGCCGCCCAGACCTGGGCAGCGGGGGAGCTGGGCACGAATACCCAGTTCTACGGTAAATTTTCATTAATAGCCTTCGGCGAAATCCTGGGGGCCTACGCCCGCTACCGGAACACCATCGTCCATGCCCTGGACAAGGAAGCCGACCGGGCAGCGAAGGCGGCCAGGGATGCTAAGCTGGCGCAGGAGAGCGCCGAATACCGCGCGAACTTCGCCCACCACCTCGCTGCCTTCGACGGGGTGGTATTCACCGATGTCCCGGCCTACTGGTACGACATCTGCAAGGAGCAGGGTCGCATCCGGTGGCAGCCCGGCGAATGGCAACCCGTGTGGACAAGGGCGCAGGTACTTGCCCGCCTGGAGTTCGAGGCCGACGATCCGCGCAAGGGGCGGTTCATCACGCCGGAGCTGCTGGACGGGCGTGCGCGGGTGCTGGCGCAGAAAATCGCCGTGTGGTGCAAGGTGCTGGGGCGGGAGATGCCGGATAAGATATGAAAAATTGCCCAGGTGGTGGAATTGGTAGACACGCACATGGCTTGGTCGCATCGGGAAGTACGAGCCTGTTAATTAAGATGCGGCGTGCAGGTTCGAATCCTGTCCTGGGCACCAAACAAGAATATGACATACCGCGAACACGACATCCAAGCCGCCTGCGTCCGGTGGATGGAATACCAATACCCGAGGGAAGCAAACCTTCTTTTTGCGATTCCCAACGGCGCGCACCTGGCCGGCACGGCGAAGCAACGCGCGGCGCAGTGGGCGCGGCTAAAGAAGGAAGGGGCGAAACCTAATGTGCCCGATCTGTTTCTACCTATCCCGCGCCGGAGCAGCCACGGGCTATTTATTGAGATGAAAACGGAGACCGGACGCGTGCGACCAGGGCAAAAGGAGTGGCTGCAGGCGCTAAGTATTCAGGGCTACGAAACCGCCGTATGCCGGAGCCTGGAGGAATTTCAGGCGGTAGTGCGCGAATATTTATTCGAAGGTTGGAATTAGTTAGAAAAAATATTGTATATTTGTTAGCACATCGCGGAGTGGGGAAGATGGTATCCCGCCGGGCTCATAACCCGGAGGTCGCTGGTTCGAATCCAGCCTCCGCCACGAAATGCCCTAAGTAGGCAACCCAGGTTTCTTCGCCGTGCAGACCGCGGGTCTTCCTGTACGCTCTGAAAGGCAGGTTTAACTCTCGGGAGATGCGTCAGCGGATGCGGCGAAGAAATACGGAGTTTTAGTGGGTAACAGCCCCGGTGCAAAAGAGCGCCGGGGCAATTTAAAAGTTCCGAGTTTTTGTCTTCATAATGAATGTTTTTTGTGCGTGGGGCGGGGCGCCCAGGCGGTGCCCCGCTTACTTTTTCGGCATTTAGTTTTTGAGATGATCATACGCCGGGCGGCGCGGGACAAGGCCGCCCGGTTTTTTACCACACCCTTAAATTTTGGAACTATGCTATTAGAAATTTTCCTCGCCGCCGTTCTGGCACAAGCCCCGGCAGCGCAGCCCAAGCCCAAGCCCGTGCCGCCCATTGCGGTCATTGTCATCCGGGGCACAAGCCCGATCCCATCACCAAGCAAAACCGCAAAAGTATGCGTAACAGCGACCGCGCGATGATCAACTTTTACGGTGAAGAGACGCGCCCCGGCGTATTCCGGTATTTCACGATGGAACCCACGCGCCTGGCGGTCATCCTGAACCCGAAGCCGATGCGCGAAGTATCAGACAAGCGCGACGCTGTTGCCCTGATCGCGGCGTGCGCGCGCTACCACATGGAGCGGGCATGGAGCCCGGAGCGGATGACGGAACTAAATGAAATAATCAAAAACCAAAAGTATGCACCCTCTGACATGGGTTAGTGGATTTGTTTGCGCGGCGGCTTGCATCGTGGTCTTCGCCTACGTCATTGCCTGGCGCGAGGTGCGCCGGGAAAAGAAAAAAGGATATAAATGATTCCTGCAATACTTGCACTTACTTGTGATAGGATTGATGAAACGGCGCGCACCTGGGAGGCCAACCTCCGAGGGCGCGCCGTCCCGGTTTACTGGTGGGACAATAGCACCGACGCGGAAGCCCAGGCAGCGTTGGACGCCCTGGCCGACCGCTACGAAATCCGGCAGCGGTGGCGCCCCGGTAAAAACATGGGCATTGCGGCGCCGCTTAATTACATGATGCGCAAGGCTTTTGATACGCGCGTGGATGTCGTGATTACTATGGCCGACGACATTATAGAAGAAGAATTGTGGATTTTTAAGTTAATCGAAGGGCTTGAAAAAATACCGCGCGCGGGCATTGTTGCATCTCCTCCTATAATGCAGCACATGAAAACTGCGAGGTATGTTAAAAATGCAGATAGTGAGATTTGTTACGAAGAGGGCGATGTTATTGGTAATTGGGCTATCTCAAAAAGCACTTTTGAAAAAGTAGGTGAACTTCCGGAATATTACGGCATATATGGCCCAATAGACCTGGATTATTGCGCGCGCGTTCGCAAGGCTGGTCTAAGGACTGTTTACCGTAGCGATATGGCTTCTAATCATATTGGGCATAGTTCACCTTTACATTATGAAAAAATGAAAAGCCTTGACGCTTCACACGTAATATATGCCCAAAAAATGAAAGAAATTAATGGATAACCCGATACACCATACCGCATACGTTCACCCAAGCGCTATTATTTACCCAGGCGTTACGGTGATGCAAATGGCTTATATCGGCCCGCTTTGCGTCATCGGCGCCCCGCCGCAAATTAACGGCTTTCTGGGTAAAAATGCAGGCGTTACTATCGGTATCGGCGCACGCCTCGAAAAACTTGTTACGGTAGATGCTGGCGAAAAGCGCACCACGGTAATAGGCTCCGGGTGTATGCTAATGGCCAATGCTCATGTCGGCCATGATTGCATCCTGGAGCCCTGCGTTGTGCTTAGCGTCGGCGCGGCGCTTTCCGGCTACTGCCACATAGGTCAGGGCGCTAACCTTTCCCTGAATTGCTCCGTGCATCAATATCAACGCATAGGAGCTTATTCCATGCTGGGCATGGGCGCGGTGATTACCAAACACGCGCAAGTACTTCCGGGCACCATGTGGGCAGGCGTGCCGGCAAAGCAGATCGGCATCAACAAGGTAGGCCTTGAGCGGTCGGGATTGAGTGAAAAAGATCTTCACGATTTAACCTTAAAATTTTTAAGCTATGACCCTAAATAACGTATTCAACAAATGGGGCACCGATAAGGGCAACAAACACAATGCAGCGCACAATTATGCACCGATATACGAGCAGATTTTCGAAGACATTAAGGTAGAAAACCTGCTGGAGATAGGTATTGAAAACGGCAATAGCCACAATGCCTGGGCTGAATATTTTCCTGATGCCATGATTTACGGGGCTGATCGAAAGCCTATTGACATAGATCACTTACGCATTTTGCAACTTAAATGCGATCAAAACGATATTGATAGCTTTTTTACCGATCAATGGCAATCTCTGCCGCTGATGGATATTATTATTGATGATGGTGGTCATTGCATGAACCACCACGCAATTACCCTTGCAGCGCTTTGGCATAAGGTCAAGCCTGGCGGTTATTATGTGATTGAAGACGTGCATACCTGCAATTATCCAAAAGGCTCTGAATTATTTGGGCAAGCAGTTATGAATGACATTGCAAATACACTTGTTACCTTCCGCGATTACTTAATCAGCATTAATAAGCGTACACATGTTTTCAATACGCCTTTTGCCGAACTCAAAAAATTAGATACATTCGATATAAAATCTGTACGCATAATTGGTGATAACAACAGCGACACATTAGATATTGAAAATATTATGAAGCACGGCTTAATTATCATTGAGAAATGCCGCGTATAGATACCGAACGCCCCGGCTACCTGCCTGACCCGCCTGAGCGCAAGCCCAGCAGCGACCAGGCTTTTTATCATTCCCCCGCATGGCGCAAGATGCGCCGCGTCCACCTGACCGGCAACCCGCTTTGCGCCGCCTGCGAAGCGCGCGGATTGCTCACGGACTGCACGCGCTACCGCATTGGCGCAATAGACCATATTGTAGCTATCGGCGCGGGCGGCGCGGTGCTGCATCCGCTGAACCTGATGACGCTTTGCGCTTCGTGCCACAATGTCAAAAGCGCACTGGAGCGGCATGGCTTAGCGCTTAGCGCTTACGGCGAAGAAGGGGAGCGGCTGCCGGGCGCGGGGGAGCGGGAGCGGGTGATTCAATTAATCAACAGTCATAAAATATGAACGTACAAATTGGAGTTGGAAAAAGTAAATGGTTCAACGGCGATAGTGACAACGCCCAGGCGTTCTACCGCCTTTGGCCGTTCGCAAAGCTGCCAGGCGTTACCGTGCATGAAGAGCCAATAGTCAGCCTATCCACACTGCACAAAATGGATTGGATTGTCCTGCATCAGCCCATGGATCCGGTCATCCTGCAATACATTGCAATGGCAAAGAAGATGAAAGTAAAGGTATGGCTTGACATGGACGACCTGGTAATTTCCGGCGCCGTGCCGCCCTCCAACCCCGCCGCGCACTTCTTCCGCCCTAAGCAAGTGCAGGACGTGCTACGCCTTAGCCTGGAGGCTGCGGACGTGGTGAGCGTTACCACGCCGACGCTGAAAGCCGCCCTGGTGCAATGGCTTCGCGTGGATGCGGCGAAGGTGCATGTAATACCGAACGCGCTGCCGGATGAGCTTTGGGCGAGGCGTGCGCAAGTTTCGGAACTTGACGGCAATTACAAAGCGTTATGGAGAGGAAGCATAACTCACATGGGCGATCTGCTGTTATTAAAAGACGCCTTCAAAGATTACGACGGACTTGACTTTGTATTCTATGGACATGAGCCGTGGATGTTGTACGAACGATACGGAGGCAAACTTACAAAGGTATTATTGAAGGACTGGAAAGCAGGCATTCTCAATTACCTGGACGACCTGGCCGGCGAGCCGTTCGACTTTGGTTTTGTGTGCCTGGAAAACGTACCATTTAATCAGGCGAAGTCTAATATATCTTGGTTAGAATGTACTTGGGCAGGCGCTGCCTTCATTGCACCGCGCTACATGCCGGAGTTCAATAAGGCTTGCATTGCGTGTTATGGCAAAGCTGATGCAGCCGTAGGCAAGCACTATGCCCATGACCTTGCAGCCGTGTTCAAGGACGTGGCAGCGGGCAAGGTTGACCGGGACGCGCTGCACCGGGCGAGCGTGGCGGAGGTGGAGGCAAACTACCTGCTTAGCGTGGTGAACCCGGCGCGAGGGGCGTTGCTGGGATTGTGAAAAAAACTTTTTGTGTAAAATGTGCAAATTTGCAAAAATGCGTAAAAGTATTGTTACGGGGGGGGTATTGATTATCAAAGGGTTATGTAGAATAATCCCAGCCTTTAACTAATCTCACACACACGGCAAATTTTGAAAACAGCGAATTGTGAAAAAATAAATAATTATGGAAAAAAGTATCAACCCCGGCCCAGGCCGCCCCAAGGGCGCACAGAACAAGATGAGCCGGGACTTGCGCGAGACAATTAAAAAGTTCCTGGAAGGCACCTTCCCGGATGTTGCCGAATCATTTGACAAGCTGGATGACAAAGACAAGATAAACCTATGGATACGCCTGGCCGACTACGTGATACCCAAGCCGCAAAAGCAAGACTTGAACACGGGCGAACAAGCCGCCGACCCCCTCGCCAACCTGATGCGCCCCAGGTGAAGCCCTGGGAGGAATACCCCGCCGCCGTGCTATCCGGCGCACAGCCCTCCGGGCACTTAGCGCGCCGCGCGGTGGAACGGCAGGCAGCCTGGCATGACTTAGAGGATAGGTACTTCGACGAAATAGAGGTTGAGCGCGTGTTCAGCCTTTTTTCGCTTTTGCGCCACACCTCCGGCGACTATGGCGGCAAGCCCTTTGCCTTGCTGCCGTGGCAGGCGTGGATAATTGCCCAGATATTCGGCTGGCGCTACACGGCTACCAGGAAGCGGGTAATCCGCAAGGCGTATATCGAAGTAGCAAAGAAAAACGGGAAAACGGAACTCGCCGCCGCTATTGGCCTTGTCATGACTTTCTTTGACGGGGAATACGGCGCGGAAGTTTACACGGCTGCGAACAAGCTGGAGCAGGCTAAGATATGCTGGGGCAGCGCGGCGGCGATGGTGCGCTTTCTGAAGCTGGACAGCCCTTTTTTTGATAAGATGGTGGAACTACACGATAGTTTTAACAATAGCAAGATATTTTCGCGGGAATACAATTCTAAGTTTATCCCCATTGCCTCCGATTCAAAGACCTTAGATGGTCTCCGTCCAAATTGCGCGATAATAGATGAATTTCATGAAAGCACTGACGACAGCGTCCTACGCAACCTGGAATCCGGCATGGTAAACCGGGCACAGCCGCTGCTATTTATTATCACCACCGCCGGGTTCAACATCAACGGCGCTTGCTATCAATATCGCAAGGTTGTAACGGACATCGTAGAGGGCAAAGCCCAGGACGATAGCACCCTGGGCGTGATCTTCACCCTGGACGACGCGGACGACTGGAAAGACCCCGCTGCCCGCATCAAGGCTAACCCGTCCCTGGGCACCACGCCCACGCACGAGGCCATGGACATTGCAATGCAGCGGGCGCTGAACGAGGGGCAAAGCAGCGAGGTAAATTTCAAGACGAAGAACTTAAATATTTGGGTGCGGCAGTCAAAGACGTGGATTCCTGACCATGTATGGATGGAGTGCGCTAAATACATCGAAATCGGTGCATTTAAAGGCCGGCGAGCCTTCGCCGCCTTTGACCTTAGCTCAAACCGCGACCTCACCGCCTTTGGGCTGCTGTTCCCCCCGGACGATGACCAGGGCGACTTTGTTTTCCTTTGTCGCTACTGGATACCGGAAGACAACGTGGAAGCGAGGGTCAGGAAAGACCGCGTGCCCTACATGGACTGGCACCGCGCTGGAATCCTGGAGTACACGGAGGGCAACATCACCGATCAGCGCCGCATCGGCGAGGCGGTCAGCCAGGCGGCGACATTGTATGATATTGAGGCAATTTACTACGACCCATGGCAATCAACGAAGCTGGCAACCGAACTATCAGATCAAGGCGCACGCATTACGCCTTTTACACAAACTATTAGAAATTTTAATGAACCTATCAGAATGATAGAGGAACTAATAAGTCTTAAAAGGCTAAATCATGGTGGCGACGAAGTTCTCCGGTGGATGGCCGGCAACGTGGCCATGAAGTACTGGAACGGGCTTTGTAAGTTTGATAAAGACAAAAGCCGTGAAAAGATAGACGGGCTTGTCGTAATGGCTATGTGCTTTGCGGGCTACCTTTCGTGGCTTGCTAAGAACGGCGAGAGCGTGTACGCTGATAGGGACTTGTTTATGTTGTGAAATTAGCCTATTTTTGTGCCTATGATGCCGACTGCAATAACTGTACCTATTGATGTTATTAACACTCTTAACCCGGAAGGGTACGAAGAGCGCTTTTGGCAACTTGTCCAAGCCTCCGCGATGAATCACCGCCAAGCGTGGGAGACTATTGAGACAGAGCGGGCGTTTTACGGCATTCCTGAAAGATACACCAGCTACGAATCCTTCAGGGCTGCCAGGTGCGCGTCGCGGGGGGAAAAGAACGACGGTAATTAGGTTCTAATAGTTTAAGGTTTATTGGATTGGGAAGCCGGGCAATTTGTCCGGCTTTTTTGTTTTTGTGTTAACCTTATTAACGCTTTTTGTATCAAAATACCCTGAATTTTGTACTCAAAGTGTGCAAATGGGTTTTTTTGATGGCATATCGCGGGCTTTTGGATTTCAAACGGCAAAGGCGGTAGAAACGCCTGAAAAACGTATGTTGCAAGGCAACGCCGTTGATGAGCTACTCCTTTCCCGTATTTTCCAATACCCAAACAACACAAAACAGCCGATCAGCGCCGATAGCGTTCTTTCCCTTTCAACAGTATGGCGCGCGGTCAATATTATCAGCGATTCCATTGCCTCGCTGCCAGTCAACGTCATGGAAATGCGCGCGGACGGCTCCAGGTCAATCGCCATGCGGCACCCGGTGCAGCGGCAAATGGCCTTTCAGCCTTCTATTAATTACACCAAGTACAATTTCTTTCAGACGATCGTCAGCCATGCCTTACTTTTCGGCAATGGCTACGTTGAAATTAACCGGGAGCGCGTTACGGGCTATCCGAAAAACTATACCATCCTGGCACCTGACCGCGTTGTGGTCAAGGAGCGCAACGGCGTAATTTATTACGAATATACGGAAAAGATGCCGGATGCAACGAACGGTATGCAGGCAAGCGTCCGGGAAATCCGCGCGGGCAACATGGTACACATCAACGGTCTATCCTGGAACGGCGTTACCGGGCTGCAGGTCATGCGGATGCTCGCCGATAACTTTGGCCTCGCCCTGGCCAATCAGCAATACCTGAACAAGTTTTTCAGCGAAGGCGCAACGATCTCCGGCGTTCTTCGCCACCCTGGTCGCCTGACTGCAGACGCGATCAAACGCCTCCGTGATTCCTGGACGGGCACTTATGGCGGCAGCACGAATAGCGGCAAGGTAGCTATCGTCGAGGAGGGTATGGAATACCAGGCCATTGGCCTTAGCCCGCAGCAGGCCGGGGCGGCGGATACGAAAAAACTAACGATCAGCGATATTGCCCGTATTTTCGGCGTGCCTCAATTCCTTTTAGAAGACCTCGACCGGGCAACCTTTTCCAATATTGAACACCTCTCGCTACTTTTCCGGCAGCACACCATCAGGCCATGGTGCAAGCGCATCGAAGCCGAATTGAACACTAAGCTATTCCCGGTAGATGAGCAGGTAGCCTATCAAGTCGTTTTCGATATTGATGACCTGGCAATGAGCGACCTGGATAGCCGCTCTAAGTGGGTTGAAAGTATGATGAAATGGGGTATCCTTAACCGGGACGAAGTGCGCAAAAAGGAAGGCTACAACCCGATAGCGGACGGCACTGGGCAAGATTACTATATTCCCATGAACATGACCAACCCCTCCGCACCTGCCCCGGCAGGCGGGCAGCTTGATATGTTCGAAGAACCAACACCAAGCGCCAATGCCTTACAATGATTACCCGGAGGCGGCCACGAACAACGCACGCCGCGCGCGTGCGCACCGCGAAGAACATGACAGCCAATGCGGCACGCCTGTAGGCTGGGAGACCGCGCGAATCCTGGCAGCGCGAGAAACGATAAGCCACGACCGCACCGTAAGGGCTTATAGTTTCCTTAGCCGGGCAAAAGTGTACGATCAGGGCAAATATTTTGACAACGACGGCAGCGAAATATGTGGAAGTGTAATGTATGACGCCTGGGGTGGTGATGCGATGCTATCCTGGGCCAGGCAAAAAGTAGAAGAAATGGAAAACAAAAAAGAGGCGCGGACGTATCACGCCGCAATGACTGAAGAGGAAGGCAAGGCGGTAGGATATGCCGCTTTATTCAATTCTTCAACCGTTATTATGGATTATTTCGAAGAAGAAATAATGCCCGGTGCCTTCGACGGCGCGGATATGAGCGACGTGCGGGCGCTTTTCAATCACGATCAAAACATGCTATTGGCACGCACTGCCTCCGGCACGCTTCGCCTTAGCATTGACCAAAAAGGCCTTCGCTATGAGTTCGACATACCGGACACGACCGCTGGGCGCGATCTGCGCGAACTCTTGCGCCGGGGCGATATTACCCAGTCATCTTTTGGATTCACGATTGACCAGGAAGACTGGGAGGAAAGGGCGGGCATGAAGCCGAAGCGCAAAATTATGAAGGTTAAGCGCCTCTTCGACGTCTCCCCGGTAACCTTTCCGGCATACACGGATACCACGGTGGCGCTGCGATCCATGGAGGCATGGAAGAACGACAACAACAAACAAAATCAAGATACACCTCTACGCGACGCGGCAGAGGCATTATTAATCTAAAAATTTCTAACATGAGAACCGTTTCTGAATTGCGCGGCGAATACATGAATATTCGCACGCAAATGCAAGACCTGGTGAATCGTGCAAAAGCTGAAGGCCGCGACCTTAACGCAGAGGAAAACGCGACTTTCCTTCGTATGCACACCGACCAGGAAAACCTGACCAAGGCAATCGAAGCCCGCTCCGTGATTTCCGGCATGGATTCCGGCAACAGCGGCATTCTTTCCGTCGAGGAGCCAACGCCGATGCTAAGCTACCGCCAGGCGTTCGAACACTACGTTCGCCGCGGGGACAAGCACATTGACCCGACGACCTACGCGGTACTGACCGGCGGCGAAAAGCGGGGCACCAGTACCATCACCACGGAGACCACGGGCATCATCTACGGCGGCTACGTCGTGCCCACCGAACTTTCTCCGGAGTTCATTCAGACGCTAAAGGCATACGGCGGTATGTACCAGGCCTCCCGCATCGTGCGCACGGCAGGCGGTGGGCTGTGGAATCAACCCTACGTTGACGACACTTCGACGGCGGCACTGCTCACGGCGGAGGCAAGCGCAACGACCACGCAGGACTTTTCTATCAGCCGCATCCAGCTCAACAGCTATACCTATCGCTCCAAAATCGTCGTTTCGCGCGAATGGTTGCAGGATGAGGCCGTCAACGCGGTATCCGAGTTGAACGTGATGCTGGCAACCCGCCTGGGCCGCGCGATTAACGCGCACTTCACCACTGGCGACGGTTCCTCGAAGCCTACGGGCATCCTGGCAACTTCAGGCGGTGCGCCAACGGGCAAAACCACGGCGAGCGCCACGGCGATCACGGCAACGGAAATCCTGGACTTGATTCACAGCGTTGACCCTGCCTACCGGACGGGGCCGAACGTTGCCCTGATGATGAACGATAGCACCCTGGCCGCTATCAAGAAGCTGACCCTGGGCAGCTCTGATTCCACGCCGCTCTGGGTGCCTTCGATGCGCGAGGGCGAACCCGCAACCATCTGGGGTTATCCCTACGTCATCAATCAAAGCATGGAAAGCATTGCGACCGGCAAGAAGACAATCGCCTTTGGCGACTGGTCTTACTACGTCATCCGCGAAGTGCTGAACCCGGTATTCGTGCGCACCGATGAATTGTTCCTCGACAATTTCTCCGTCGGTTTCTACGGATTCAGTCGTTACGACGGCAAACTGATTCCGGTCGGCGCAATCAAACTACTCGTACAAGCCTGATGAAGATTAGGCTTAGGCAAAGTCTGGCAGGGGTGAATTTCAACATCCCTGCCGGACAAATTATAGACGTCGAATACGACGAAGGTATGCGGATGATCGCGGCGGGAATTGCCACCGCAGCAGGATATGAAACGGCAGAGGAAAAAGCCAAAATAGAAAATCGTGGCGTACAAGGTAACAACACTCCCGGCGACAGAGGTGCTAAGCAGAAGCGAGGTAAAAAATTATCTAAAGGTTGACGTTACAACGGACGACACCCTAATAGATACGCTTATCACTGCTGCGAGGCAATGGATAGAAAACCATTGCGCCCTGGGCCTACTGCCACAAACTATCCTGGAGACCTTCGACGAACTACCCGCGCCCGGTGTCCTTCGCCTCGGCGTTAGCCCGGTGCGCGACGTGAGCGCAATTACCTACCTGGACACCGCAGGAGCGGAGCAGACGCTTTCAACAGCTATCTACAAGGCGGACACCGTGAGCCTGCCAGCGCGTATTATACGCCGCTCCGGCCAAACGTGGCCAGTCGTGAACGAAGAGCAAGCCGCGGCCAGTGCGATATACACGGTGGGCTACGACAATGCCTCCGCAGTGCCGGCGCCGATCCGACAGGCGATGCTGCTCACGATTGCCGATATGTACGATAATAGAACGGACTACATTAAGAAACTTCCCACGGCTGCGGAGTACATGCTCCAGGCTGCAGGGTATAGAATCTGGAACTTTGGATAGCCCGATAAAATACCGGAAAAACGAACGCGTTGGGCGGCTTGATGAGCGCGTAACGCTGCAGGGCGTAAGCGAAAGCACGAATACATACGGCGAGCGCGTGGAGACCTGGACGACGTTAGCAGAAGTGTGGGCACGGCTTGACTACAATATCTCAAAGAGCCGCGAAGTTGAGGAAGGAGGGCAGGAAAGCGCACAACAATACATCAATTTTACGGTCAGGAGGCGCACGGACGTAAACGAAATAACGCGCGTGCTGCATTCTGGCAGAATCTACGATATTGAAGCGATCGCGCAAAGCAACGACGGGCAATACACGGTGATCAAAACGAAATTGGTTAAGCCATGATAGGAAAAGCCTTATACGGAAAACTAAGCGCAACGGCTGCCGTAACGGCGCTCGTTAGTACGCGTATTTTCCCGGACATGGCAACGCAAGATGCAACGTATCCTTTCATTGTATACACCAACGACGCAACGCAACCCACCGACGTAAAAGATAGCGCCTCACCGCTGGACGTCGTTACCATGAGCGTAATGATATATAGCAACAGCTACTCCCAGGCGCAGGACATTGCCGCAGCGGTGCGCATGGCGCTTGACCGCATGACCGGGACGGTGCAGGGGGTTAACGTGCAAAGCTGCCGCTTTGAGGGACAAAACAGCGCGCAAATGGAATTCGATAAGCACGTTTTTGTCATTGAGCAATCATACGTATTCAGACACGTTCGATGATACTTGAAATACTGAAGCCTTATTGGAAGTGGAAGCCCGGCGACACGCCGGACGTGAACGAGGAGATTGCAGAGCCGCTAATACAGCAGGGCATTGCGCGGGTTCACGAAGATCAGCGCCGCCGCGATTACACGCCAAAGCCGCAGGCCGAAAGCCCGGCAGAGCCGCAAAAAATAGAAGTCAATAATTACTATCTGCCGCCGGAATATTACGAGGCAGACGAAATATCAGAGAAAAAAACATTTTTTCAACGCTTAAAGGATAAGATATGGCAACCGTAGTAAACGGCACTAATTTCAGAATCTACGCGTCTGGCATTGCCATTGGAGAGGCAACGAATTGCACGATGAGCCTTTCTACGGAGACGCGGGAGACACTTACGAAGGATAACGTCGCTTCGTACACCTCCGCCGAGCCCGGCAGGCGATCCGGCACGCTGCAAAGCGAGGGGCTTATCGCTTTCGATACAACGAACCTGGGCATTGATGATCTTTTCACGCACTACAACGCGGGCACAAAGCTCGTTGTACGCTTTCAGCCCAATGTTACGGGCACACCTTACTGGCAATGTACGGCCTTCATCACGAGCCTGGAAATGGCGGCGGCGGTGGAAGAAAACGCAACGTACAGCGCAACCTGGACAATCACCGGGGCGGTGGTAATGACAACGTAAAAAAAAATCCGGTATAAATGAAGGGAGCAACAAGTATCAACATCGAGGGCGGCCAATTACCTTTTTCGTTCGGCATGGCCGCCCTCACCAAGTTCTGCGAAGCACATGGATTAAGCCTATCCGAATTTTCAAGCATAGGCGAAAACATGCCGCCGCGCTACATACTTAGTCTCGTGTGGCATGGTCTGCAAGATGGTGCCAGGAAGGAAAGAAAAGACTTTTCTATGACCCTGGACGACATCGGCGACCTGATAGACGAAAACCCGGCCATGCTGCAGCAAGCCATGGACATGATTGCCACGGCCATGCAGGGCACGGGAAACGCGAAAGCCCCGGCCAGGAAAACCGGGGCGAAGCGCTGACCCTGCAAGCCCTGCAGCGCGCGGCGTGCGGATGGTACGCAATGCCGCTATCCGATTACTGGGATAGCGACCTTGCAACGGTGGTCAACGTCATACAAGGCCGCCGGGACGCCGAGGAAGGCCGTGAGCGGGGCGAATGGGAGCGCGCGCGGTGGCTCGCCGGGGTCTTCCTGCAGCCGCACATGAGCAAGGGGCGCACGCTGAAAGCGCAAGACCTCGCCGTATTCCCCTGGGAGCGGGAAGAAAAGCCCGTCGCGGTGCCGGGCGCAGCGCGGGGCAATGACCGGGAATTGTTCGACCGTTGGGACGATGAAATGAAAAAGCAATGGCAAGGATAACAAGGCAACAGGCGCGGATAGACTTGACCGAAGTGCAGGGCGTTAACGAAATGCTCGCAGAGGCACGGGATATTATGCGCGGAATAGCCGATTGGAAGGAACGCCTAAGAATTGCCGAAGAAGCCGCTCCGGTCGTCATCGAAAGCGCGCGGCGCCTTGCAAATGCCGCATTTCAAAACAAAAAAGTACACTTTCGCTACGATACTAAGCATAAGATTTCCGGCAGGCTCCGGGCTGCCAGGGGACGCGGCATTATCAAAGCGGAATACACGCCGGGCAACCTTAGCCGTTCGATTATTGACATTGCCTCCCGGCGCGCGGCGCTGCGGCGCGGATACCGCTGGAAGGTAATCATCGGGCCATACTATCAAGGCCGCTTGGGCGCGCGCGGGGTCTATAATTTCAACAGCGAAAAGAAAATAGACGGCTACTACGCCCACATGGTTTACGGCAGCGCCAGGGCTTTCCAGCAGCGAATAATGATACCCGCACTGGTTGCGGTGCGTGCGCAGGTGCTTGCGATTTTCAGGCGTGAGGCACAAAACACAATAAGGAGAGGTGCATCTAACAGTAGATTTATAGACTTCCTTAATGACTTTAGCACTCAATAATGGCATTAGCGCAGCTTAACGTTACATTAGGGCTACAAATACAATCCTTTCAAAGGTCTTTGAATAGGCTGGAAAGGGATATTAACCGATTTCAGCGGCGCTTTGAAACGATCGGCACCAACCTCACGCAAAGCATCTCCCTGCCCCTCGCCGCTCTGGCCGGCTCCGCTGTTACCGCGTTCGGCGAGTTCGAAAGCCTGGAGCGTGCCTTCGCCGCCGTGGCAGCAGAGGGCACAAATGTTAGCGAAGAAATAGAACGCTTGCGCAAGATAGCCCAGGCGCCCGGCCTTGGGTTCAGCCAGGCGGTGCAGGCATCCACGCGCCTGCAGGCGGTCGGCCTTAGCGCCGGGCAAGCCGCGCGGGTCGTGGAGCAGTTCGGCAACGCGGTAGCAAGGTCGGGCGGCGGTGCCGAATCCCTGGACGGGGCGGTTTTGGCGCTGACGCAGATAGCATCGAAGGGCAAAATTTCAGCCGAAGAAATTAATCAGCTTAGCGAACGCATCTTTGAAATACGCCCGGCGCTGCAGGCGGCCTTCGGCACGGCGGATAGCGAGCAGCTGCAAAAGCTGGGCATCAGCGCGGAGGAATTTATTGCGCGTACCACCGAAGAGCTGGCAAAGCTGGAGCGGGTAAATGGTGGCCTTGCAAATAGCTTTGAAAACTTCCGCGACAGTGCCCGGCAGGCGCTTACTGATATAGGGCGTGAAATTGCTACGACTATTGACTTAGAAGGCATCCTGGACAGGATAAGCAACGCGCTACTAAGCGCCGCAACGTTTTTTCGCAACCTATCCCCGGAAGCTAAGCGCCTTGCTATCAACATCGGCCTGATTGCCATTGCAGCGGGGCCGGTGCTTATCATTATAGCCAAACTTGCAAGCGTCTTTACGCTGGCAACGCAGGGGCTAAAAATACTTATTGGCGGCGTGAAAAGCCTGGGTGCGGCTTTTGTTTTCCTGACCACCCCGGCGGGTATCACCGTGGCCGCGATCCTGGCAATTATCGCGGCGATAGGATTTCTGTATTCGGAATTTGAGGGCGTTCGAAAAATTATCAACGGCGTTTCGGATGCTATTGTGGCTTTGGGCGGCGTTGCAAAGAGCGTGGTGGGCAATATTGTTGATGGGTTTAAAAATTTATTTAATCAGGATTTTAGCAAAGCGGGCGAAAACTTTAAAAAGGCCTTCAGCGAAAGCCTTATTTTCAATACCGCAAAGGTCGCAGGCGACGCATTCGATAAAGGATTTACCGACGGCAGTAATCGTGTCAAAACAAAAATCGATGAAATCCGCGCTAAAATTAAGCAGCTCGCCACCCCTGCCGCCGGGGCAGGCGGCGCAGGTGCGGGCACCGCGGCCTTTGACCTCGGCGGCTTCGAGCGCGCGCAGGGCGGTGGTGCGGGCGCGGCGCTTGACCCGGCTTTGAGCAAGGCGCAACAACTTAAAGACACCTTCGACAATGCTCTGACAAAGTTTATTGCCTCGATTAAAACGGTCAGCTCCGGCAGGGTGGGTTTGTTGGATTTAGGCTTATCTACCCCGATAATTAATGAGCAAAAAGATGCACTGCTCGAATACGAAAAAAGCCTAAAGTCAATTAATGAAACCGCAGCGGTCTTTGGCACTAATCCCCTGGAAGAAACTTTTAGGGCGACGGAGGCGGCACTAAAGGCGGCCATTGCGCAATTTGGCCCAGCGTCAGAAGCGGTGCGAATTTTAAGGGAGGAATACGACAAACTAAAAGTTACAACAAGCGAGGTTGTTAAAGACTTCAATAAAGCCGTTAACGCATTAATTAACGAATCTTTAAACAATTTAGCCTTTGGTTTTGGAGAATTTTTTGGGCAATTAGCGGCTGGTTCTACAACACTAAGAAATTTTGCATTTTCATTATTAGGTAGTGTTGCCGATGCTCTTATACAATTCGGTAAACTTGCTATTGCAGCAGGTGTAGCAGCGGCAGGAATTCAAGCGGCGCTGAAATTAAACCCGGTCGCAGCGATTGCGGGCGGTATTGCGCTTGTCGCCCTTGGCACATTTGTGAAATCACAATCTGCAAAATTAACCAAACTCGCAAAGGGCGGCCTCGCCTTCGGCCCCACCCTGGCCGTCGTCGGCGACAACCCCGCCGCGCGCACCGATCCGGAGGTCATTGCGCCGCTGAGCCGCCTCCGGGATATGTTGGGAGGTAGCATGGGCGGGGGCTTTGTGGCGGAGGCGCGGATTTCCGGGTCTGATTTGGCCTTGCTGGTAAGCAGGGCGAACTTACGAAATGAAAGGATACGCTAATGGGTACAAGGTTGCAAGGACAATGGCAGAGCGAAAAACAAAGTACTTACGCGGTAACTATTCAGGATACGGCGTACAGCGGGGCGAGCCATGAGTTCAACGCAACGGCGCTTAGCATCACCTGGCGCGGAGACGATGCGAAGGAGCGCTTCGTCGGCGTGATCGGCAGCGAATTGCAGTTATCTATAATTGTAGATAATTCAGACCTTCAGGATTTCATTGATCACCTGGCGCAAGCGGAGGAAAACAGCCTTTTGCTTAACTTTCAATACAGCGATCTTGACGGGCTAATCCAAAATTGGAACGGCTACATTGTTACCGATCTGGTCAATATAGAAGATATACCGCTACAGATTGGCTACGTTGCCACCATCACGGCGGTGGACGGGCTGGGATTGCTCAAGGGCATTGATTATTCTATTGGCGGCGCCACGCCTTACTTTGGCTTTGACACATTTATGACGGTGCTGCTACGCTGCGTTGGCAAGCTATCCGGCATTATAAATGCTATGCAGACGGTAGATAATAATATCATGAATGTTGTCTGCAACTGGCACGAAACAAGCTACACGCACTCAAGCAATATCAATCCGCTAAACCGCACCCGGATTAATGGTAACGCCTTCTATTGGAAGGACAACAAGGGCAACAGCCGTTTTTATTCCTGTTATGATGTTCTTCAATTCATTGCGGAGGCATGGGGTGCGCGGATTCTTTTTTCAGGAAAACAATATTGGTTTATTCAGGTCAACGAATACGTAAACGCCAATAGTAAAACTGTTTTTTCTTATCACCTGGACGGCACCGAAAGCATTGCAAGCGGGCAAAATCTTAGCATCACGCACGATCAGACCAGCCTTAGCACATCGGAACTTCTAAGATTTTCGGGGGGCTTTTTCACTTATTATGCACCGCTGAAAAAAGTAACCGTTGATTATCAGCACCTGCAAGCCGTTAACCTGCTCGCCGGGCTGACCTTCACGCACAACACCAGCGCGGTAACCAGCGAGGTATTTTTAAGCGACGCCGACGGCACCACGCGCATCAGCTACACGGGCACGCTGCGACTGGAGAGCGAATGGATAAGCATAGACCCGTTCGAAAATTACTTTTTCGTTTTTCAGATACGGCTTCAGGTGGGTAACTATCGCTTTGCCGGAGGCTGGACGGAGGGCGAGGCGCGATGGGAGGCGGATTCATCGAAGTACTATTATTTGACAACGAACATCATCACTGAGCCTGGTGGCCCTGACCCGGTAATTACCGTACTTCGCCCCAACTTTGTAACCCCGTCCGTGCCTCCGGGCATTTCCGGGCAAATTACATTCAATATCGTAGCGTACAAGGCAATCACGATGAGCGGCGTGGATACACCGATTAGCACCCCGGTGCAACTCCCCGGCGATATAGAATACACCTTCGGCCTATACACTAATTACCTGGAAGTTTTACAAGTCGGCAATTTTGATGGGCAAAGCGATATTCTCCGCTATGTATCTGAAAGCGACAAAAACAGCACAAAGAAAGTAGAAATATCTACACGAATTGGCGACGGCCCTACCTCCGTGGCACCGGGGCACATCGAGGTCTATAACAATGCCTCCGCCTGGGTGCTTAGCGGTCAAAGCCCGAACGGCTGGCGCGTTGGCGGCTCCGGGACGGCGAAGGCTTTTTCGCAGCTACTTGCTAACGAGGTCATCCGGGGGCAGCTCAACCCGGTGCAGCGCTACTTGCGCGGGTCATTTCAGAACCTTGCACCCGCAGAAAAATGCCTTCTACCCCACCTTGCTATATATTACGCAAGTGCGTACTGGGTAAATACCGCCTGCGACTTCAACCCGCAAACCGAAATAACATCCGGCGACTGGTTTCGCCTTCAATTATCTGCAAGCGGATGGACAGAAAAGACGGTAGAATTAATAGAAGAAGAAAACCTGGGAGACCGGGGCACGACGACGCGCGGCTCCTTGCGCTCCGGTGGCGTTGGCACTTATGTAGGGCAAAACGTCAGCGATCAGCCGCAGGTACAAAGCGTCCGCATTTTTGGCCAGGAGTTCCTGGATACCAGCAGCCCTGCGCTTACCATCACGCAGAACGGCGGGGCGTTGCCGGCAAATGAGACGCTAATTACCGTATTTCAGAACGGGCAAAAGCTGCTTGGCTCGCAATGGAGCAAGGCGGGCAGCGTTATAACGATTGATAGTGCTTCACATTACGACGGCTCAAATTATGAAATACTTTTCACGGTCATTCAATAGGCTAATCGCAAATATACTGTTGATCTCTCTCACCGCAGGGGCTGCCTTCGGGCAGTACCCTGCTACCGGGAACAAGCAACGCCTGGGCTTTCAGACCACCGGGGACGGCTTGGTATACCGGGGCAGGCTTAGCGATACGACCGCGATCAAGCCGGCCAACATCAATAACGCGTTCTATCTTCAGGATACAATCAACGATAAGCTATACCGCTACATCAAGACTAACGGCGGCTGGCAGCCCGTGCAGGGCCGGGTGCAGAAGCTGGGCGTTGGGGCGGATGGGCCTTCGAGCGCGGTACTATACCTAAGCGACACGGACACGGAGATTAGCAGCGCGGTGGTGGTGGTGGACGGGCTTAGTACGCTGCAGCTGCCAGGCGTCAATAATACCGTTGTGGGCATCGTTACCGTAACGACCGTACAGCATGGCGTAACGGTTACGGGCACGGGCTTAGCGGTAGTAACGGAGACAGCGCAAGGCGAGGATGGGCAGATAACAATTAGTGTAATTATACCGTCGGGCTACGTTACGCCGGATATGCTGCAATCCGGCACGGTGGACACGCTAACGACGATAAGCGTAACAGACGCAACGTCGGTAGATACGGCGTATGTGATTGTAAACACGATCAACGCCCTGGAGCTACCTTGGGACGGCAATAGCGTTGTGGGCTATGTAGCAAGCGGCGGCGGCATTAAGAACGCCGTATATCTAAACGTCAACGGGAAAAACATCCTGATACAAGGCGGCGGCGCAATGGATATGAGCGCAAACGAGGCGGGGGATATATTGACGATTACGAGCGCAACGAATGTAGTCGTGCAACAGGTAACGGGCGTCGGCAGGGCCTATAGTGTGGTGGATGCAATTAGCACGGTGCGCCTGCCTTGGGACGGCAACGCGATCCTGGCCGTAACGGAGGAGTTCGTAAGTAACGACGTAACGCTCACCATTAACGACACAACCGTAACGTTCAAAGTCGGCGTAACGGACGGCGATAAGGCGGATATTATCGTTTCGGGAGACACTTGGACGATTGACGAAAACGCAGTGCAATGGACTAACTTAGATCAGGCAACGCGGGATAGCATTGCGGCGGCGGGCTTTTCTATGCCCGTAGATAGCATTACCTTCAACAACAATGAAAGCGATCCGGATAGCTTGGAGCTGCAATACAATTATGATAAGGGCAGCTTGGTGTACGGTGCCAACGGCGGGGTGGAAATACCCATTTTACCGGGGCATTGGTATGTGCGCAACGACACAAGCGTAACACTCACAAAGGGCACGGTAGTACGAGCAACGGGCACCCTGGGCAATAGCGGGCGTATCAAGGTGAAGCACATGATCGCGGACGGTAGCATTGACGCAATGTACCTGCTGGGCATTGCGGCGCACGACATTGCGCCGGGGGATGATGGGTATGTGATGTGGCAGGGTAAAATCAGGAAAATTAACACGAACGCATATACGGAAGGGGCGGTATTGTACGCGGACGATTTCATACCCGGCGGGCTTAAAGAAACAGAGCCAACAGGGTCAAATCTAAAATTGCCCATCGCCTTTGTGGTTCACAAGGCCACAAACGGCACCCTGGCCGTCCGCATTGACCCAGGCAGCTACCTACGGGACTTGCACGACGTGGACACATCCGGGCGTGTAAATAATAGCGTTATAAGATATGATGCTTCTTTAGGCTATTGGAAAGCAAGCGCAACGGCTGGGATTTTTGCAGGAGATACACTTTCTATGCTTTTGCCATATTTTGACCGACGCGATACTATACCCGTAACCAACGGCGGCACCGGGCTAACGACGTTCGGCGGGGCTGGGCGGGTGCCGTATAGCACCCAGGCGACGGGCTTGCAGTTTGATACGACGTTTTTTGTTGACCCGACCAATCGGAATTTCATTTGGGGAGGCGGTGCGCGGGATGGTTTGGGTAATATCAATATTGGCGGTTCATCAACTTTTTTCAGGTCTAAAAATGGCGTGTATAACGTCAATATCGGGTATGAAACAGGCATGAAGATGAACGGCTTAACATCCGGCGGCAATGTAAACGTAGGTGGTTTTTCTGGCTATAACATGACCACTGCAAGTAATAACGTTTCTATTGGTTACGGTACCAATTTTAATCTGACTACAGGGCGCGAAAATATAGCGATCGGAAATCAATCTGGAGTCAATAATGGAATAGGAGATCGAAACGTAACGATAGGGTATGCAATAGCTGTTCCTGTAAACGATTCAAGCAATCAATTAAGCATTGGAAACTTGCTATTTGGCGTTAACATGGACAGCACGGGCACGGCAATCCCTGTCAACGGGCGCGTAGGCGTCAAGGTTGCCTCCCCCACGCGGGACTTCCATGTGGCTGGCGAAATGCGGGTAACCGACCTGGACGCAGGCGTGAACCCGTCGCAGCTTGTCGGCGCGGATACCAACGGCGTATTTCACGGCGTAACCCTGGGCACCGGGCTAACGATGAGCAATGACACGCTAAGCGCGGGCGGGGTTGACACGACTTCGCTATCCAATAGGATAGACGCTAAAGTAGGTGGGTCAGGAACGTTGAATTATGTTTCAAAATTCACAAGTTCAAACACGATTGGCAATAGTCTAATTTTTGATAACGGAACAAATATTGGGATAGGCACCGCAACGCCTAACTATTCGTTTTCTTTTAATGGCAATGCAATAAGAACAATATCACTTGAAAGGCACACTACAAGCAATACGGCAGGCAATACTTTAGTCGTTCAGGCTGGCGGTTCGACGCTTTCATCTACCGATAAAGACGGCGGAAATCTTCTACTTGTATCAGGTCAAGCTACTGGAAGCGGTTCTTCAAAAATAGAATTATCTACCGCAACGAGCGGTTCATCAGGCACCACCGATAGGACGCCTACTACCAAAATGACGATTTTTGGCAATGGTAATGTAGGCATCGGGCCAAACGCGGTAACGACTGCTAATCGTACCTTGCACATTGACGGCGAAGTCAGAATAACCGATCTTACAACAGACACGGCTACCCGCATTGTCGGCGCGGATGCAGACGGAGACTTAGACATCGTTGAAATCGGGACGGGCTTAGAAATGGTTGCCGGAGAGCTTAAACAGAAAATACTTGTTGCATCGGATTCGCTTGATTTTCCAAGCGTAGATATACGAAGCACCGAGGCATTAAGTATAACCGTCGCTGGCGCTGCGCTTAGTGATCCGGTAACTTTGGGCATCCCTAATTCATCAACAACCAATGTAAATGTAATATTCACGGCTTATGTTTCGGCGGCAGATACCGTAGTAATAAGGGCAACAAACATCGGTTTTGCAGCCGCTGACCCGGCAATCGGATTGTTTAAGGTAATAATTCATAAATATTAGGTACAATGAAAAAAATACTTTTCTTTTTCCTCCTCCTCCCGGCCCTCGCCTCGGCGCAAACGGCGAAGGACACGGTAAACGTCCTTACCGACGCAGAAATCACGGCGGGCACGCTGGTAGATAGCGTGAAAATGTACTACATTCAGGGCGCTGCCTGGAAAAAGTCGCGCATGGATAGCCTGGCGGCATACATCGTAACCAAGAACGGCGCGGGCGTAACGACCGGGGACAAAGGCGATATTACCGTCAATTCGGCGACGTCCTGGAGCATTGACGCGGGCGTGATTGATTCTACCAAGATCGCAGCGGGCGCGGTGCAAACAAGCGACCTGGCAGACAATGCAGTAAGCGCGGGGAAAATCGCAGCGGGCGCGGTAACAACGGCGAAAATAGCGGATAGCGCTGTGGATAGTGCGAAAATAGCGGCATTAGCGGTGCAGACGTCGGATATTGCGGATAACGCTATCACGACGGCAAAGGTACTTAATGGCGCAATCACCAAGGCGAAGCACGCGGCCAACAGCGTCGGCGCACTGGAGCTCGACACGACGGCGGTAACGGCGGGAAGCTACGTGAATCCGCGTATCACGGTAGATCAGGACGGCAGGCTCACGGCGGCGGTGAGTGATACGATGGCCATGATTATCGCGTGCAGCGATGAGACAACCAACCTGACCACCGGGACGGCAAAGGTTACTTTCAGGGCGCCTTTTGCGTTTACGATACTGGGGCTGCGGGCGAATGTGAACACGGCACCGACAGGCAGCACGATTATCGTTGATATTAACGAGGGCGGCAGTACAATAATGACCACCAACAAACTAACCATTGACGCATCAGAAAAGACAAGCGTAACAGCGGCCACGGCGGCGGGTATTACGGATAGCGCAATTGCCGATGATGCGGAGATGACTATTGATATTGACCAGATAGGCAGCACGGCGGCGGGTAAAGGCTTAAAAGTAACCATCCTATATCGCAAAAATTAATTTATTAACGAAAAGCAACAGTATTATGTACAGCGAAGAAAAAATCTATGATGTGTTAAGCACTATCCAAAATCAATCTAAGGCAAAGCCGTATTTCGCAATCTGCCAACCCCGGCGCGATGCAAGCGAAACTCCGGCGCAGGACTTTGCGGCGCAATACGGCGGAACTTTCCCGCTGGCACTTGAAAACTACTCGCATACCTTCCTTCAGGTAAGCGGGCAACCTGTGGACGTGGCGCGAAATATGCTGCTTGAGGCAGCCGTGGAGCGCGGGGCGAAGTACGCTTTTTTCATTGGCGAAGATACAATACTACCCTTCTATGCGTTTCAGGAATTGCACCGCCTCGCAAAAGCCAACCCGGACGCGGTGATTAGCGGGGTGTATTACTTCAAGTGCGGAGGGCCGATGATAATGATACGCGATGAGGAAAACCGCCAATGCCTTGCGGATGCAACGCCGGGAAAAATGATTGAAAACCCACTGCTTTGCGGGCTGGATGTGATGCTCATACCAACGGCGATCCTGAAAAAGATGCAGGAAAATGAACCGGATACGCCATTTACCTGCGTTTTTCCGGGCAATGAAAAAATACGATTTGTCGGGGAAGATGACTTTTTCTTGACACGCCTATACCGCAATGGTTTTCGCGTGTTAATTACGACCGACGTGCAATGCCTGCACATGGACTTAGCTACGGGCAATTACACGGCGCACCCGGACGTTGTGCTGGAGGATTACAACACCTGTATTCCCATCGGCAGGCCACTTACCTACCGCGATAAGCATTACATTGATAAGCGCTGGAGCGACCGGATGCCGAAGCCGGATTATCTAATCGAAGAAAATATTGAAGCATGAAATATTATAGCGTGTTTTTCGCCCTGCCCCTGCTGCTGCTCACCGATGCCCCGGTGCTTTCATCCGTGGGCTGGCCGGGCGCGGTGCTGCTGGTGCTTGCCTTGCTCTTTGGCGGGGCGCGTCGTGGGATTTCTCAGATATACATTAACTCGTACCGCTTTTTAGCGGCGGGAGGCTTTCCGGCGTGGGACAAAATAGGATATGACACAACAGATATTGACAACACGTTAACTGAAATTAGTAATCTTAATTCAACGCAGTCAAATACCGTATCTACATTCGGAAGCGCGGTCGGGGCAAATTCACAAAAATATCAAGGCGGTGTACTTGCTGCTAATGGAAAGATATATGCGATGCCGCGAAATGAAGCTAATGTACTTGTAATTGACCCAACCAACAATACCGTATCCACATTCGGAAGCGCGGTGGGGACAACGACCATTAAATATGGTGGAGGTGTTCTTGCTGCTAATGGAAAGATATATGCGATGCCGCAAAGTATTGATAACGTTTTAGAAATTGACCCAACCAACAATACCGTATCCACATTCGGAAGCGCGGTGGGGACGGTAGCAAACAAGTATTATGGCGGCGTACTTGCAACTAATGGAAAAATATACGGAATACCTTTCAGCGCTGCCAATGTTGTAGAGATTGACCCCGCCAACAATACCGTATCCACATTCGGAAGCGCGGTGGGAACGGTGGCAACAAAATACGTCGGCGGTGTGCTTGCGCCGAATGGAAAGATATATGCAATTCCCCTTGATGCGCCAAACGTTCTTGTAATTGACCCAACCAACAATACCGTATCCACATTCGGAAGCGCGGTCGGGACTACCCTTACAAAATATGCCGGAGGTGTCCTTGCGCCAAATGGAAAAATATATGCGATGCCGCTTGATGCCGCTAATATTTTAGAAATTGACCCAACCAACAATACCGTATCCACATTCGGAAGCGCGGTCGGGGCGATATCGGTTAAATATCTTGGCGGTGTACTTGCTCCGAATGGAAAAATATATGGAATACCATTTAGCGCTGCCAACGTTTTAGAGGTTGACCCAACCAACAATACCGTATCCACGTTCGGAAGCGCGGTGGGGGCGGTTTCCGCAAAATACGTCGGCGGTGTGCTTGCGCCGAATGGAAAGATATATGCAATTCCAAGAGAAGCCGCTAATATTTTGGAAATTCTCACATCTTTTACGGTTGACGACGATTTCCCCCTCTCTCGATTATTCAACAAATTATAAAATTCTAATACTATGAAACACTTACTTTTTTTCCTTCTTCTTATGCCTGCCCTCGCCCTCGCCCAGACCGACACGGCCTACGTGGTCAAGGTAGGCGACTTATTCTATCTTGTTGAGCGCACGACGCAGGCCAACGGCAGCTACGTTGAAAGCTCAACGCTTCGCGGCGACCTCGAGCAATTTAGCGATTACACGGAGGGCGCAATCGTGCGCCGGGCGTCGGCGCTATCGCAGTCGGTGGCAGAGGTGCTAAAGGCGGATAGGCTTTGGGTTACTATCATTCAGCAGGATGCAGGCTTTCAGGCAGCCTACGGCAAAAGCCCGCTTACCGACGTACAACAGCAATACGATTCTACCCTACTGATGGACACATGGCAGCTGGAGCAACCCGGCGCCTCCCCTACCCCGATCACGTTCACGCGCAATGCAGCCGGAAAGCTTAGGGCGGCATGGGGCGGGGCTACCTCCAAGGCGGCGTACCTTGTCAGCGCTACGATGCGCATTGTCAACTTTGGCACGTCGGGCGCAATGAATTTCTATCAGCTATCTCCGGGGCTATGGACGGATGCGGATAGGGCTATTTTCATCAGGCGCACGGCGGTGAACTGGACGCCGTGGAGGCCGGAACCAACGCCGGGCGGGGGCGGCATATTGGGCAACTGATGAAAAAACACTTAGAAAACATCATTGACGGGTTGCAGGAAGAGCAGAAAAAACACCTGGCAGCCGTCCGGCAGCACCGGGAAGCCTTCGAGAACGCGGAGGCAGAGCTGCGGCGCACGGAGGAAAAGATACGCACCCTGGCCCTGGCGATCCGGGCGTATGAAAAAACGTATGAATTTCGCGAAGTAAAAACATCGACATGATACAGATTAAGTACGCAAGCCTGACAGAGATTGCCTCGAAGACTGACCCGGAGGCATGGCAGCACATGCGACTGGGCACGGTAATACGCTTTGAGCGCGCGCGGGAAATCTACGGGGCACCCATCATCATCACGCACGCCTTTCGCACGGCGAAAGACAAGGCACGCCTGAAGGCCCAGGGCTACGAGGTTGCCTCACGTTCGGCACATGAGCTGGGCTACGCGATGGACTTGCACCCGGCCAATGCACGGCTGGGCGTTGACCTGGAAGCCTGGAAGAAGATCCTGGATGCACTTTGGCAGGCGGGGTTCCGGCGCTTTGGAATCATGCGGGAGGCTATCCATGTGGACGATGACCCGGCCAGGCCGGCGGCGATATGGCGCTACGGCAATACGAACCCGACGGTATGGGCATGGGTGCAGGGGTGGTACAACGAAAGGGCGAAGAAATGAGCGTGTATGAGTTCATATTATCTTTCACGTCGCTGATGCTTATCGGCATTTCATCTATTATCTATTTTTTTACAAAACGCTCGAGCAAAAAAGATGAAACTTTCAGAGATAACGAGCCAGATAGATAGCGGCTCCGTGTTCATTTCCGGCGCTATCGGCGGGATGCTTTCTTGGGCACTGGGCGACAAGCGGCGCAACGCCTGGGAAGCCCTGGCCATTGTGTGCGGCGGGGCCTTCGCCGCAGAGTACCTCACGGAGGCTATCCTGAACCTGACCGGCTGGAAGCTGCCGGACAGGGCTATTGGCTTCATGCTGGGCGTCCTGGGGATGCGCGCGCTGGACGTGGTGATCGGGGTGCTGGAGCAGTTCGCGGCCAACCCGAAAGAAGTCATACAATTAATTATTAATTATTTCACAACCAAATTTCGAAAGTAATGAGCAATCCGAAAAAAGTCAAGGCGATTAGCGACCTTTTCGCCGCAATCGCGAAGTTGGGCCTCAACTTTGCAGAAAATCAGATCGAAAAGAAAATTGAAAACGACCTCGCGCAGCGCGGTGCCCTGCTTTTCCTGCAGCCCACGCGCGACATCGTCGTAGCCCTGAACGACCAGG